TAATGTTTTATAAATAATGAAAGGAGCAAAAGATGACCTTTCCTATTCCTGAACACCCTTCATGGGAAATAAAAGATTCATCCAAACTCGACGACTACATTCGCTGTCCTCGTTATTACTTCTACCATTATATGCTTGGATGGTCTTTGGACGTTCCTGAGCATGATTTAGTCTTTGGAGATGCCTTTCACCATGCTCGTGAGCATCAACTATTATTCGGCTACGATGATATACAAGGTGCTTACGAGTCCTTCCTTAATGTATATAGGAAAGAGTTTCCGCCAGAGACAGATTCTTTATATTTACCAAAGACACCAACTGCCATAATGAATGCTATTACACAGTTTGCCAACAACTATTCTCGTGATCTCATTGACAATGAAGTAGTTGAACTCAATGGAATGAAGATGACTGAAATAGCTGGAACTGTTCCTGTTGACGAAAAGCGTGTTCTTCACTATCGAATGGATTCTATTATGAGAAATAAAGAAAGTGGAATGGTCTTTTCGTGGGATCATAAAACAACTTCAGGTAAGTGGATACATGATACTCGTTGGGATAGAGATTTATTTCTCTCTATTCAAAATGGTACTTATACACATTGCTTGTATTGTATGTTCCCTGTTGATCAAGTTCTTGGTGTTGAGTTTGACAAGACTGGTTTTGAGTATCTTAAGAAAGGAAGTGTTAATCGTCCGGCTGGTTATTATGCCACAACAAGACGTATTCCAGCTTATAAAAGCCCTGAGCAAATGAACACTTGGCTTTGGCTAGTCAATACAATCCTTGATGAACTTGATAGGGACATGAACAGGCTATCATATTGTACTGAAAATGATGATGTTCTAATGGCCTTCCGTCAAAATCCTAAAGCTTGTAATGACTATCGAGGTTGTGAGTTTCATGACTATTGCTTAGCATGGCAGAATCCATTACGAAGATGCCACGAACCTCCTCTTGGTTATATTCAGAAGTTCTGGAATCCTGCTGAACGAGAAGCCACAGTAAAAAAAGATTTGAGGTTTATAATATGACAATAAGAAAAAGATATAATACAAAGCCTCACTCAAAGCGTAAAACATGGGCTATAAAACGTAACTGGATGATTAAAAGAGTCCGTGGCGCTTCTTCAGTATTCTCATTAGCGAATAGAGATTTTATGAAAGATCTTCTCGATGGTGAAGATGATGGACTTATTACAAGAATCGCTACTGGACTATTAATGTTAGACGAAAAAATATCTAAAAGTAAATGGAAGGAGTAAATAAATGGCTTATGATGCAGCAGCTGAACTCGCTCGAGTTCGTAAATTTTATGCTGGAGACCCTCTCCAAAAACGCTTCAGTGCTTTAGTAACTGGTGAAACCAATGCTGGTAAAACCTTTCTACTTCGTACTGCTCGCCGACCTGTTCACATAGATTCTTTCGACCCTGGTGGAACAAAAGGCCTTCGTGACTTAATCACTTCAGGTGATATAGTCGCCGATACACGCTATGAAGATGATGACCCTTTCAATCCAAAAGCCTATGCCGACTGGAAAAAGGCAACTGATGTGAGATTTTCAATAGGTTATTATAATCAGTTTGGAACCTACTGTCTTGATTCGGCAACTACCTTCGGCATAGCAGTAATGAACTATGGTCTTAATAATAAAAATAGGGCCGGTGAAGCCCCTCAAATGCGTCACGACTATCAACCTCAAAAAACCGAAATGACAAACTATTTTCGTAAGTTAATGAACCTCCCCTGTGATTTTATTTTAACTGGTCACTTACGTGAAATAAGAAAAGTTCTTTCAGCTGATACTAAGACTGGAATTGTTCGTGAGGAAGTTAAATTTCGCTTCTATACCACTGGTAATGCAGTTGTTACTATTCCTCTTCTCTTCGATGAGATTTATGTTATCACTGGAAAGAATGATAGGGATGGCGTCAAGCGTGAAATGCTCATCGACTCATTAGGTGAATACATAGCACGTTCGAGATTAAAATCAAAGGGATTACTCAATGCTATTGAACCACCAGATATTAAAGCATTGTTGAAGAAAGCAGGGTTTGATGCTCAGGATAAACCAAAACTAATAACAACTTAATAAAAGGAGAAAAGAATGAAAAAGTATGGATTAAGAATTGGCAATGTAGGGATTGAATTTATCTCAATTGAAGAACGAAACAAAGCTTTACAAGATTTTACAAAAGGTTGTGATATCAATATAAGTGAAACAGGTTTGCGATATGGAGATGGTAATGGTTCTTTCTCTGTTTACGATAGAGATACAAAAGAAATCCTTACCAACTGCTGTATTTGTAAAGGTGTCTTTGGAATAGATACTTGCGGCGAAAGGGAATATCCTCATAAGTATTCTTATATTAATGAATATAACACTACAACAGACTATATCTGCGATGCTTGTTTAGCAAAGAAAATTAAAGACAAAGAAATTTTTGATGCTAAACAGTTATTGAATAAGGAAGAAAAGTAAAAGGTGTAAAAGAGTAACTTAATAACCTAACAACAAACCAAATAAGGAGGAAAAAAGATGTCATTAGCAGATTACAGTAAACTTGAAGGGGAGATTAAAAATGCTCCCGAACCAACAACTCTTAAGAAAGGGACAGAGGTCAAAGCCAGAATCATCGCTGTGCGTACAGGAGCTTCCGAAAAAGAAGATAGTGACTATTATGGTATTTCTTATTTTTCAGTAGTCTTCGACACTCCTGATGAGCCGCTCGTAAAAGAGTTCAGTGATTTCTTCTGGGATTTGGTAGACTTTGAAGCACTCAGATCAGTCTCAGAAAAAACAGCCAACAGTGCATTGAGACATTTCCGTACCTTTGCCGAAGCATTTAATATTGACTTCAGCCGACCCTTCGATATCGAAGATGATTTGCTTGGCAAAGAAGGCTGGCTCATTGTAGGCATTAAGAAGTCAGAAGAGTATGGAGAACAGAACATCGTTCAGAAGTATCTGGCTCCGAATAAAGCACCGGCAATGCCTACAGTAGAAGGAGCCCCATTCTAAGTTCGTTTAATTTATAAACGATCTCATTAACTGGAGACCGGAAACTATACTTCTTAACAACGCTATAGGGGTATAGATAGTTGAGTATGTATAGCCGGTCTCCTTTATAAATCAAAGGAGTATTTTATGAATACAGAAACCTTTATAAACTTCGTTGATACTCAACACCTCAGACGAAAAAGAATTCTTTGTAACCCAATAAAGAATCGTATGAAAGGTGACGGAGATCGTCTTGGTCAATTTAAACGAATGGCAAAGACGAGAAAATGTTCTAACATGTCAGCCGCTATTGATCTATGCACAAAGCAATTCACAGACATTATCGACATGGCAGATGGAACACATCCAAAGGCTGGAGATATAAAACTTCTTCGTGAACTTATCTCCGATGTTCAAAACTATCTCGATATTACTTTAGCTATTGCTGAAGAAGAAAACGAATAAGGAGAAAGCAAGATGACTTGTAAAAACTGTGACCCATCTACATATTATCCTGGGAAATTAATAACAGTAAATAAAGATCTTATTACATGTGCTATTTGTGGAGGCAAGATTGAAAAATCTGATCTGCCAATAACAGCTAATGTTTGTAGATGGGATTCTTATTTTCATTCTATATGTATTGCAGTTGCATCTAAGTCATCTTGTCTCTCTCGTCACATTGGAGCTATCCTCGTGAAGGACTATTCGATAGTCTCAACTGGCTTCAACGGCCCTTCACGAGGTATTCCTCATTGTGGACAAGAAAGATTTATGAAAGATAAACCAATAGCTTCATTATTAACTGCATACAAAAACTATAAAGAAATCTATGGAATAAAAGACATAATTGATACCTGTCCAAGAAGGTTATTAGATTATGAATCCGGCACTCACATGGAACTTTGCCCTGCTCAACACGCTGAAGTCAATGCGATAATAGATGCCGCTCGAAAGGGTGCATCAACTGTTGGAACCATCCTTTACATGAACTGTATCATTCCCTGCAAAAACTGCTTCGGTGCGCTAATTAATGCAGGGATTGTTGAAATAGTTGTTGATGACATAGCTATCTACGACAAGCATACAGAGTATTTAATTTCAAATTCCTCAATAATTATTAGGAGATTTGAATTATGATTGAGTTAATTATTTTAGCTTCTGATATAAATAGGCTTTGGAAGAAAGTTAATATACTAGGCCCTGATGATTGTTGGGACTGGTTTGGTGCCCTTAGTGGTAGAGGGTATGGTGTTATATCTGTTGATTATAGAACATTAGGAACTCATACATTTTCTTGGATGATAGATAATAATACGAATAAAGTTCCATATGGTATGTATATACTGCATAGGTGCGATAATAGAAAATGCTGCAACCCTAAACATATTTATTGTGGGACTCCTTCTGATAATGCTTGCGATAGAGAAGAAAGGAATCCAAAGAAACCTTATCAAGATGCCTCAAAATCTAAGTTATTCAGTCATGAAATCTTAGAGCTTAGAAAGTTAACTGGTATGACACAAGAAGAGAAAGCAAGAAAATATAATATAGATCAGACATCTGTATCAAAGATTCTACGTGCACCTGTTTATCTATGTAAAGAAGGTTACTATATCTAATATAAAAATAAGGAGATTTGAACTATGAAAATCTATAATAAAGGAGAATAATTATGACAGATGTAAATGCTGACTACAAACCCCGTTTTTCATTTGAGATTTCTGAAACACAGATGCTTAGAGCTAATAAACTATTAACCCAATACGGACTTCGTAAAGCTATCTTTGGAAAGATTCTTGATGATGTTTTAGATGCTATCGAAGTCGATGCCGGCATGGCTACTGGTCTGCTAATGTCAGAATCTGTAATCATGAAAGGCATTATGGTTGCGTTGGCAGATAGAACTAAGGTTAAGAAGGGAGGCAAGTAATGGCTGATCTTGATTCCTTAGGCTTTACATCTATCATCGATATGTCTAATGATGAAGCTATCGACACACTTCGTCAGATACGACTAAGTCGACGTGTCCCTGATAAGAAACCTAAGAAGGAAACGCTCAAACAGACGACGAAGAAAGTTACAGCTGCTGTGAGTCCAGAAGTAGCGGCTGAATTATTAAAATTGTTAGGAGGAAATAAATGACCATCTCAGTAGGCCGTGTAGGAATGATTCCTATTTCATCTGTAATCATCGCTGAAGATCGAGCCCGTGAGGACATGGGAGACCTTAATGCACTAGAGCTCAATATGAAAGAGAGTGGACTTATATCTCCATTAGCGGTTAAAGACCTAAAAAATGGGACATTTTTACTTCTCGCTGGTGAGCGGCGATTCACAGTCCTCAGCCGAAATCAAGTACCTGAAATTCCAGCCCGTATCTACGATCAAGACCTCTCCGATCTCGAAATGAAGATTATTGAGAAGTCTGAAAACTTCTTCCGTAAAGATATGGAGTTCTGGGAACTTGACAAACTTACTCTTGAAATCCATAGAATGCAAGAAACACTTCATGGTACAGTATCACCAGGCCCTGGCCAGGCTGGCTGGTCTATGGGTGACACAGGCGAAATGATTGGAGGAGTATCAAAAGCGACTATCTCTCAAGCAATCAAACGAGCTGAGTTACGTGAAGCATTACCAGAAGTATTTGATAGCTGTAAGACTGCCGCTGACGCTCTCAAGATGATTAAGAAGATGGATGAAGCTGTTGTTAAACAAGCGATAGCTAAACAGATTGAAACAAGTAACAAGAACAATACATCATCTTCTCTTGCTCAGCTTGCTAAATCCTATATTATTGAGAGTTGTTTTGAAGGAATAAAGAAAATTCCTGCCGGAGTATTTCATCTTGTTGAAATAGACCCTCCCTATGCAATAGATATTATGAAACAGAAGAAAGCCGAAGGTGAGTCTCAATACCTAAAGGACGAGTATAATGAGGTTCCTGCTAATGTTTATATAGATGGAGACTCTAATGGAAATTGGAAGGGAATGAAAACACTACTTAGAGAATGTTATCGAGTCATGGCTGACCATTCTTGGTTACTATGTTGGTTCGGCCCTGAGCCTTGGTTTGAACAGATGTATCAAGCTATAATAGGAGCAGGATTTGAAACCACTCGCATGTGCCCTATCTGGGTTAAACCTTCGGGACAGACAAAGCGACCTGAAATAAAATTACCAAACGCTTACGAAATGTTTTTCTATGCTTGGAAAGGTAGGCCTGCAATAGCTCGTCAACGTGGAGGTAATGTATTTAACTATTCCACTGTTCCTTCGCAATCAAAGAGCCACCCAACTGAGCGTCCAATAGAATTAATGAAAGATATATATGAAACTTTTGCTTTTCCAGGTTCTCGTGTACTTATTCCCTTTGCTGGTTCAGGTAATGGAATAATAGCAGCGCACCAAAGTGGGATGACTTCTATAGCATTTGACTTAACAAAGAGTTATAGAGATTCATTCTTAGTTAAAGCTAATTCATTGGGTTAGTTCGTTTAATAATTAAACAATCTAAGGAGTTAAGATGCGACAGACTTACGTATATCCTTCAGGCCCTCTTGACGCTAAAATAGCAGGCTGCGGTGAACAGCCTGGCTATCAGGAAGTTAGGGCACGTCCTCCTCGTCCATTTATAGGGCCTGCCGGACAAGGCCTTGATGAATGTCTTGCAATGGTTAAGATTCCTCGGCGTGAGATGTATCTTACTAATGTAATAAAAGACCTTGATAAACCACTTTCCTATTATATCAACTTAGATACTCGTGGAAAGTGGACTATCTCACCTGAAGGCCTTGAATATATTAATGAACTTGGTGAAGAACTTCGAGCGTTAGATCTCAATATCATTGTAGCGTTTGGTAATATTGCTCTACTCGCATTGTGTAATAGAGTAGGTATTACAAAATGGCGAGGTTCAGTTATTGAATCGACTCTCGTTCCAGGCTTAAAAGTAATCCCTACTTTTCATCCTGCTACTTTCATCCCTCCAAAATTTAATTTTCTTAACAAGCCTATTATTTGTGAGGATTTAATAAAGGCTAAATATGAATCAACATTTAAAGAGTTTAGGCAGTTACCCAGAGAAGTACACACTAAGCCAGACTTTAATCAGGCCTTATCTACCTTACGTAACTGTTACAGAGTTGGAAAACTTGGACAAGTCATAGGTATTGACATTGAGGTTATTAATGGGGAAGTAGACTGTATTGGATTATCTTGGTCAGCGACAGAAGCAATCTGTATTCCCTTTAGATATTCCAATGGAGATTATTTTACGGTCGAAGAAGAGCTTTCAATTATGAGAGGTGTTGCTCATATTATTCAAGATGAAGATATTCAAAAAGTCGGTGCTTCATTTATCTTTGACACTCAATTTTTATTTCATAAGTATGGGATAGTTCCACGTGGCTCTCTTCATTGTACACAGATTGCACAGAAGATTGCATATCCAGATTTTCCTGCCGGACTTGATGCTGTAACAACTATGTACACTGACATTCCTTATTATAAACAAGATGGGAAACAGTGGATGAAAATGGGTCTTGGTACATGGGAACAGTGGTGGAACTATAATGGAATTGATGCTTTGGTTCCTGTTGATTCTATACCTAAGCAAATCGAAACATTAAAAAAACAGCATAATGAAAGAACTTACGAACGGCAGAGAAAACTAATCAAACCTCTTCTTTATATGGGAGAGCGTGGAATTAGAATAGATGTTAATGGTATGATGGAATATGAGAAAGAGCAGACATCAATCTTAAATGAAAAGTCAGCTGAGTTAAAATCAATAGTTGGCCGAGACATTAATCCTAATAGCCCTAAACAACTAATGGAATATTTCTACAAGGAACTTGGCTACAAAGCATATAAGAAGAAGAATGCTCAAGGCCAATATAATGACTCAATCGACGTAGATGCTTTGAAACGATTAGTTCGTCAAGAAGGAAAAGCTTCTGAAGCCGCTCGTATTATGCTTGATATACGAAGTCTTTCAAAACGTATCTCAACTTATCTCAATATAGGGAAAGTGGATAAAGATGGACGATATCGTAGTTCGTATAAACCTGTCGGGGCAGATACAGGAAGACTCTCAAGTGGCGAAACAATCTTTGGTACTGGAGGTAACCAACAGAACTGGCCTCATGACTTACTTAGATTCTTTCTCTTTGACGAAGGATATATTGGATACTCCTTCGATCTTAGTCAAATTGAAAATAGAATCGTCGCCTATACTGGTGGAGTCCTTGCTCAAATTGAAGCCTTCGAGCAAGGAATAGATCTTCATACATTGACTGCTTCAATCATCTTTCACAAGCCATACAGCCAAGTCTCGAAAGTAGATGGCTCATCCTCACTTGGTGATGGTAGACAATCAGAAAGGTATTGGGGTAAGAAAGGAAATCATGGAATTAACTATGATGAATCCTATAAAAAATTCGCTCTCGTTAATGAGATTACTGAGGCTGAAGCTAAGCGAACACTTGAAGAGATTCATCAAGGATACCCACAAATAAGAGATGGCTATCATGCTATGATTCAGGATATGTTAAAAACAACAAGGACTATAACAAATCTATTTGGTCGAAACAGATTGTTCTTAGGTCCTGTTCATGAGTCTTATCCTAATGTACCTCGTCATGCTTGTGTTGAAACTTTTCGTTCAGCATATGCCCACTTTGCACAATCTACTTGTGCTGATAAAGTTAATGAGCAAGGTATTGAACATATCTTTTACGACCAAATACATTATAAAGATGTTGAACTTCTTGCTCAAGTTCATGACTCTATTGTATTTCAGGTTCCTTTATCTCTACCTTGGATTGAACATGCTAAGATTCTTCTTCGTATTAAGGAATCATTTGAAACTCCTTTAATTTGGCATGAGAGAGAGATTCCAACACCTGCTGATTTATCTATTGGCTTTGATATGTGTAAGGATAATATGGCTGAGATAAAAAGTAAAGATATTCCAAATGACCCAGAGAAATTAGCTGATAAATTACAGCTTACTTATTATGCACTTAGGAGTAAAAAACTACTCCCAACAATAATTAAATAAGGAATCTCGAATGGCACGTAATCTTCCTGACTGGATAGATGGTTTTATGGAACTGACTGAAAATTCTGAACCTCCATACTTATTTCGTAAGTGGGCTGGCATATCAGCAATAGCTGCTGCACTTCAACGAAAGGTTAGGGTCGAACTTGGTTTATCATTAACCTTTTATCCTAATCTTTATATAGTTCTTGTAGGTCCTTCTGCTACTGGCAAAGGAACTGCAATGAAATTTGCTTCTGATATAATAGAACAAATTCCAACTATTCGCCTAAGTGCTCAGGCTACCTCATTACAAGCTTTGATACGGCGGATGAAGGACACAAACCTAACCGATGTAAATGTGGAGACAGGTGAACAAACTTACCACTCATCCCTTACAATTTTCTCTACTGAGTTTACTGTCTTCTTAGGTTACCACAACCAAGAATTAATTGCCGCTCTATGTGAGTGGTACGACTGCCATAATAGGTGGACATATGAAACTATTGCAAGAAAAAAAGAAGAGGTCGTTGGAGTGTGGGTTAACTTATTTGCTGGAACAACACCCGATGCTATTCAGGCATCTCTTCCTATCGAATCAATCGGTGGTGGTCTTACCTCAAGAATCATTTTTGTTGTTGAAGAGAGACGTGGAAAACTGGTTGTCGTGCCTACAAAGACTGAACGAGAAGTGCAGCTACAACAGAAGCTTGTGTATGATCTTGAGGCAATCAATCAACTTAGTGGAATTATGCAATACACAGAAGGATTTCTCAAGGTTTATTCAGACTGGTGTTACTACGCAGACTCCCATCGTCCCTTCCAAGACAAAAAGTTTGATGGTTATTGTGGACGACGTAGAAAACATCTAATAACATTATCTATGGTATGTTGTGCTTCACATTCTGATGAGATGATAATGACATCAGTAGATATTGAAAGGGCTATTGAACTTTTAGCTGAGGTCGAGATTAAAATGGGTAAGGTATTTAAAGGCATGGGACGCTCAAATACTTCAGATCTTATCAATGATGCTATAACATTTATATCTAATAGTCAAGTTCCTGACGTACCCCTATTTCAATTCGCTCGTTATTTTGAGGGCGATATGGATAAGTTTGAAATGGATAGAGTAATTACTACAATGGAAGCTATGAATTTAATAAAGGTAATAAAAAGCCCAGGACAAGGTATCACCTTACATATCCTAGGCTTTGAAAAATAAGATCGTTTAATCAATAAACAATCTTATTGTTTATATCTAATACTCATTACAGCTTCTCTAAATTCATCAGAGATAATTCCTCCAGCTTCTTCTATTATTGCCTCTTCTTTTCTTAGCTGATTTCTCTCTTCAGGAGTAGCTTCATTTAGACGCTTAACATATAACTCTGCTCTTGCATCAGTATCAGGTATTCCCTTCAATGCTAACCAAAAAGATCTATTTGAAAGTCCTTTGATCTTCTCTTGAAATTCAAATCTATTTTGTAATCTTTCTTCAGTAGATAAATCTTTTGAAGTCTTCTTAATATAATCTACAACATCAGACTTTTTTCCATCTTCATAAAGATAAGATTCGACTTTAGCATCAAGGCCCCTATTTTCAATCCATCTCTTCATTACAGCCTCTTCTCTAACATCTTTAATAGATTCAGCGTATTGAGAATAAGGATTAGTAATTCCGAAGAACCTATTAATAACTGGCATCTTTGATAATGTCTCAGCTAGATGCATTTCTTTCTTATCATTAGGAAGATCTCCAAATACTTTCTCATATCCTGCACCTACCAACTGCGACCATAATGAACCACTGGTAACAAGTTGTTGTACTGCATATTTAGTTCTCTCAGGAGACATTCCAGTAGCCGCACCAAAATCTATAAATCCTTGAGGTGTTTGTCCTGGAATGTATTCTTCTTTACTATTAGGCCATCCTAGAGATTTGTCAGTCTTCTTCCATATATCTTCATTCTGCCAGAAGTTCTTATTGGTCATATAGCCAAGTGTTCCACTTGCTGTCGGCGGAAGTGATGATATCCCAACTGGTGAAAGATTAGTTAATGTATTAGTAAGTGTATTAACATCTACTTCATTTCCTAACCACTTGTCCGTAGAAGCTTCAAATATAGCTTTAAAGAATCTTAACTCTTGGTCAAGTGGTATCTTAATAAATGGGTATCTCTTCTGTCCTTTTTCATCTAAGAAACCAAAAGAATCGCCGATTGGAATAATAAGATTATTCTGTAAACTAGCATTTCCCTTTAGTGCCTTCATAGTCTCTGGATGAAGTTGATTATTAGCAATGTAAATGCCAGTTACAAGTGCAGCGAATTGAGCAACTTTATATGTCGACTGAACCGGATTATATTTAAATGCTCTAAGTACTCCTCTCATACCTTGAATAGAAGCATTAAGATAAGGTATTCCATTATCAAGGGCCTTTGAAACTCCTCCACCTTGACCAAAGTCCATATAGTCTCTAGCAGCAAATGTAGCCTCCTGTCTTATCTTAGGGTCTTTATAAGCTTCCTTATAAGATATCCCTCGCTCAGCTGCCCTTCTCTTGATAACCCTCTCTCTAATTGCTAACCTTGTCATAATCTCAGTAGTCTCACCAAAGTAACCTAGGAAATCTTGAACTTGATCTAAATTACCTTCAAGGTGACGACCTCTCTGCATTATTCTACCTTGGTGGACTAAGAACTCCATTCCGCCACCTTCTTTAATATAGTCAATATAACGACCTTTTCTTAACAAGGCATCTGAAAATACTGCAGCCTGGTCAGCTGCCATCTGCATACTAAATATTGGCGTGTTAGAACTATATATAGATTTCCATTTACCATTCTCAAATACTCTAGCAGCGAACCAAGTATGCATTATATCTCTTGGTAAATTAGCAAGAGCAAATCCCCAATCTATTCCAGTTGCAAAGGTTCTTAACACTGGAGAGCCTGAAGCATAGCGAATGAACTGACTCATCTTATAACTCATCTCAGGATTATTAGTAATCCATTCCTTAGTCATCTCAGGTGAAAGGTAAAGTGCCTTCCTTTCACCTTTATCATAGACAAATACTCTATCCCATCCAGAAGGAATATGGTCATCTTTGTTCTCTTTAATCTTAACAAAAGGATTATCTTTCTGCTCTCTTGCTAAATCAAGTAATGTTTTATTAGCTGCATTATTAAGTATACGACCATAAGCCCTATTGAAAACTTCAAGAGCCATGACTTCTGAACTCGGCTCAAATACATCAGTCTCACGACCATGAGAAAGTGATTCAACACCTGAATCATATACAGTTCGTTTGGTCTTTCCAACCTTTGTCTGATAGCGTTTATCAAAGACATCAACAAGTTTGAGTCGGCGGTAGTTGTGAGATGCTAGAGCATCATATTCTTCTTGAGTAATTAGCTCAGCATCTAACATATCTTTTAATGGTCTCTTCATCCACTCAAAATATGCTTGAGCTTTTTGTTTTAATAAGTCAGCCTTTTCAGGAGTAATCTTCTCAGTGAATTGAAAGAGTTCATTATAAGCGGCTGATTCAGTTGGGCTTAGCCCTTCAGGAAATTTAAATTGTGATGCTGTTTTATATTTTCCAATATCAAGCATTCGATCAGCTAAGATTAAGTTATCAAGAATTCTCTTATCGTTTTTGTTAAGTCCTTCATAGACCTCTTTTCTCATTTGTTTAAGTTGCTGAGCAGCTAACGAAGAAGCACCTTTGGAAAGATACATCTTCTGAATAATTTCATATCCATCTTGTCCAAGCTGATCAAGCAACTTCTTACGAATATTTCCAGAGCGATCAACTCCAGAACGAATCAACTCTTCTCTAATACTATCAGCGGCTGCTCCTACCTTCCAATCTTTCATTCCTCTTGCTTTGGCTGTATAAGCAGCAAGTGCTTTAGCACCTGCAATAATTTTCTTAGTTGCTTCAGGAGCATCAAGACCTGAATATAGTTTAACTCCGCCAGCATCATAAACACCAGTAACCTGTATAGGAGTCTCACTAATATTATCGCCTTTTTTAAATGGCTGATTATAATTAAGCTCTAATATATAAGGAGTAGCCTCTCTATTTTCCTCATAGATTTCTTTAGCTTTCTTTCCTATAATTGAATCGTCTATCAAGGCCGACAACGCATTATCATAAGCTTCTCCTGCCCACTGTGCATATTCAGAAGCTGACTCAAAATCATTAGTAATATATACCTCTCCTTTATCAAAAGATCTAGAGCCCTCTCTACCTTTTATTGAATGTTCAAAGTAACTATCTTTATATATCTGCTGTCTTGCTTTATCTCTATCATTACCTTTCAATCCTACCTCATCTAATACATCTTCAATTATTCTTTTTAGGGATTTAGGCTCGAGATATTTTCCAACTATTTCTGCAGGCTTAATATATTTACTACTTGTTCCATGAAAACCTTTAAAGAGGCGTTTAATTTGAGTAGGATCTATTCCAGTAAAAAATGTAGCCTCTAACCTTGCTGGTCTTTGTCTCTGTACTTTAATTACACTATTATCTATTTCATTAAGAACTTCACGGCTTACTTTACTTCCACCTTCTTTTTGCAGTATAACTATATTCTCATATCCAGTAGTAAATTCTCTAGCCTTAGCATGAATAGGAGAGCTCACTTGATCGCTCTCACTTATCTTATACGATCTAACCGTTTTAAATCCAGCCTCTTCTAATGCCTTATCATGCCATTCAGTAGCCTTCACTATTTTATCTTTTACTCTAACTGTAGAATTAACTTCTGGAATATCATTTCCTTTAGGCCAGTCTTTCATATTGAGAATAAAATATCCACCTGGTTTGACTAGTCTATATGCTTCTGTATAAGCTTCTTTATGTAACTGCTCATACTTAGGTCCCCAGACCATACTACCTGTATTAGTGTCTTTTATATCATTAGTAAATGAAGCATAGTTTGACTTATTCGCTAATGCTCCCATTCTATTTCCATATGTAGGAGATGTAACTATAGCGTCTATAGAATTACTAGGAAGATCAATTTTTCTAGCGTCACCGATAATGGTTTGATCTACACCACTACTTCTATGTAGTTGATCAGTAGCTATTCCTTTCCAAGAACCTTCTAATTCATTAGCTATAACATTCCCTTTAAATCCAAAGTTCTTTATCTTACCTATTCCACCAACTCCAGCAAAGATATCTAATACATTATCAACTTTTAGTTTATTAGTTATTATTGATAGTGCATTAACAATCTTAGTTGGGTACTGAGCTGGATGAACATTATTTAATCTAAATTCTTGAAGCCTAATATAGTCCTTAGCTTTTCTAATTTCTTCTTTAGAGGCACCTTCTTCTATTAATTTAGATAACTGATCTTTTAATATAGTATAGAATTTAGTTGGATCTACTCCCATGTAGAGATTAGAGCCACCAGTTCGTTTATCAATTAAACGATCTGCTCCTCTCGCCCACTGTGCTGCAGCCTTCGCTGTATTCCTCCAAACGTCAAAATCTTCTGGGTTATCAAACTTTAGACGAAGATTATCAGCTCTTG